AACTACACATAATCAAAAATATTGTTCTGATTTTTGTTGTAGAACTGCAACTAATTTAAAAATTAAAGAACGTTATTATGAAAATAAAGCCAGACTTAAAGGAGCAAAACGTATTTGTCAAACTCCAAAATGTAATACTAAATTAAGTAGATATAATGAATCTAGAATATGTAATAAATGTTTAGCATTACAAGATAGCAAAGATAAAAATGAATTAATAAGAATGGTGCAAGATGTCTCTAGCCAAATTAGTAAAACCTAAAGACTATAAAATATTGGGCGTAGATGCTAGTACTAATAGTTTTGCATTTTGTTTAATACAAAATAAAAAACCTATTAAATGGGGAGAAATAGTTTTTCAGGGCAGTGATGTCTATGAAAGAATATTAGATGCCAAAAGAAAAATAAAAGCATTAAAAGGACACATAGATTATGATTTTGTTGCTATTGAAGCAGCAGTATCAGTAAGAAGTGTTGCCACTGGACTTAAAATGGCTTATATATTTGGTACAATTATGAGTGAATTAATTAATGATGAAATTGATGTTATTGAAGTCCATCCAATAACATGGCAATCTTATATTGGTAATAAAAATTTTACTAAAGCTGAAAAGGAAGAAGTAAAAATCAATAATCCAAATAAATCTGAAAGTTGGATTAAAACTAAAATAATAACAGATAATGATAATGTGGCAGATGCTACAGGAATTGCGTGGTATGCAGCAAATGAAACTTTGGGAAAGTAAAAATTGGCTTTACGACAGATATGTTGTAAAGAAATTAGGAATTGTTAATATGGCAAAAGAAGCTGGATGTAGCCACATGACTATTCAAAGAGCATTAATTAAATATGGTATTTTAAAATGAAATATTTAATGTCTAGATCAGAAATAGAAAAAAATGGTTGCGATGGAGCAACTCAAAAAGATTTAGCAAAAATTTTAAATTGTTTTTATTTATATACAGATAAAGAAGAACAATCAGTTGGTCAATGGCTTGCAAAACACGGATATTGGGAATCTTGGATCACATCCTGGATGACAAAAAATATTAAAGAAGGTGATATTTGCTTAGATGTTGGCGCAAATTATGGATACTATACTAGAGTTATGGAATTTCTTTCGGGAAAAAATGGTTTGGTTTATTATATTGAAGCTAATCCAGAATTAGTAGAATTGATTAATAAATCTATTAATGATTATCCTTTGAATAAAGCTAAAGTAATTGGACATTCTTTTGCTGCTTCAGATAATAATGGAAAAATAAATCTTTCTATTTCTTCTAAATATATTGGAGGATCAACTATTGTTTTTGGTCAGCCCCTTCCTTCCAGTATAGAATCTAGCTTGTGGGATCGTGAAATTGAAGTAGATTGCAAAACTATTGATAGTTTAAATATAGATAAAATAAATGTTATTAAAATGGATATAGAAGGCGCTGAATACCTTGCTTGGAAAGGTATGCAAAAAACCTTAGAAAATACTGATGTTATAGTATTAGAAATTGGTTCTTATTGCCCAATAGAATTTATTGATGATATTTATGCTAAGTATGAAGTTAGTCAAATTAATTTTGATGGCGATGAAAGTCCTATAACTAAAGAAGAAATATATAGTTTAAATGATTTAATTATGGCGGTACTTAGAAAAAAGATTGACAAATAACATATACTAGAGATATAATATATTATGCCTATTTATTCGTATAGCTGCTTAGAATGTAAGACAAAAGAAGACAGAAATGTCAAAATTGATGATAGGCATAATCAGCATTGTAATGGATGTGGTGCCAGACTTGTAAAAGAAATTACAAGACCAGGATTAGTATGGGCTCCAACCGCAGGCGGTTATAGATGAGAAGATCAAAAACTGTAAGTATTCCATATAATCATAATGAGAATATTCATGTATTTTACACACTAGATTTTGGTAAAGATGAGATTGGTCCAGGAACTCCATTAAAATTTAAAAATCAAAGAGGTACATTTAAATTTATTAAATGGGTACACAATCAAGATTTAGATGTTCAATGGATTGATTGTATGGATAATACTACTGGCGAGTTTAGATCTTTTTATATTGAAAGATTAAAAGGTATTGTAAAGAAAAAGAGTAGAAGGCATAAATGAATGAAGTGGAATTGTCAAATGATTTTGACAGAATGAATAAAGTTGTTGCTGAATTAATTAAAGGTAATACGCCTTCTCAAATTGCCAACTCTTTAGGTATTTCTAGAGCACAAGTAGATAATCATATAAAAATATGGAAAGATATCATTCATGATAATAATGGTATTCGTGAACGTGCCAAAGAAGCACTTGCTGGAGCAGATCAACACTATGCAATGCTTATTAAAGATGCGTGGAATACTGCAAATGAAGCAGAAAACTCTGGGCAATTAAATACTAAAGTTGCTGCTTTAAAACTTATTGCTGATATAGAAGCAAAAAGAATTGAAATGCTTAACAAAGCTGGGGTTCTTGAAGCCAATTCTATGGCAGATCAAATTATTGAAACAGAACGAAAGCAAGCAATTTTAGTAGAAATATTAAGAGATGTAACTGCAAAATGTGAAAATTGCAAATGGGAAGTTGCACAAAGACTGTCTGAGGTTACAGGCAGAGTAGAACAAATTATAATAGAGGAATAGCATCATGATTGATTTTAGTAAAGCTGAAAAAATAACTGAAGGTTCATATATATATAGAAATTTTTTAAGTGATGAACTTTGTCAAAAATTATACGATCAATCAAAAAATACTGAACCAAATTCTGTATATTTTAGAGAAGAAGATGGAATATATTTAATTGGAACTCCAGTATTACAAGAATGTATAGATCAAGTTAATAATTTATTAAAAGATTCTGGATATTGGACTGATTTATATTTACATTGGATGGTTCCCAAAAATTATCTTTTTTATGTTCATAGAGATGATGCAAATCCAGACACTTCTGGGTACAGTAAGGAGTGGGGAGGGGTTATATATCTTTCTGATTTTGAAGGAGGAGACATTTTTTATCCAAGTGCTGATAAACAAAATGATTTAAATGCTATTGATTCTAATGATATTGTATGTCATCCAAACAGAAGAGATATGATAATTCATAGATCAGATTTGCCTCACGGAACAAGAAAAAATTTGACTGATGATAGAAGAACTATAACTTTTGTTATTTATAGTCATAAAAAGGAATAATCTTGTCATTAGATTTTAATGCATTTCTTGATGCTCTTGAAGACGATGAATTTGAAGAAAAGCCTGTTACAATTGAAGAATTTGTAACTAATAAAAATTTTTTAAACCTTCCTCCACTTTCTGAATATCAATATACAATTATTAAAGCATCCACTCAAATTTATAAAAAAGAAACACTTAAAAAGTTGTTTAATGAAGAAGAAGCAGATAAGCGTTGGAAACAAACTTGCAATGAAATTATTATGCAACTGGGTAAAGGATCTGGAAAAGATTATACTTCGACAATTGCTTGTGCTTATGTTGTATATTTATTATTGTGTTTAAAAGATCCTGCTAGATATTATGGAAAGCCTAATGGCGATGCAATTGATATTATTAATATTGCTATTAACGCAGAACAAGCAAAAAGAGTTTTTTTTAAAGGATTTTTAAATCGTATTGAAAAAAGCCCTTGGTTTGCTGGCAAATATGATCCAAAAGTTGCCAGCGTTGAGTTTGATAAAGCAATAACAGTACATTCTGGACACTCTCAAAGAGAATCTTGGGAAGGATATAACGTTATTGTAGTAGTGCTTGATGAAATTTCAGGTTTTGATCTTGAATCTACTTCAGGAAATGAACAAGCAAAGACTGCTTCCGCTATTTATAAAATGTATAAAGGATCTATTACTTCTCGTTTTCCTGATTTTGGAAAATTAATTTTATTGTCTTTTCCCAGATTTAAAAATGATTTTATTCAACAACGATACAACGATGTTATTGCTGATAAAGAAACCATATTAAGACACTATATGTTTAAAGTTGATCCAGATTTGCCAGAAGGTACAGAAGGAAATGAATTTGAAATTGAATGGGAAGAAGACCATATTCTTTCATATAAAACTCCAAGAATATTTGCTTTAAAAAGACCAACATGGGAAATTAATCCTACAAGAAAAATTGATGATTTTACTACAGCATTTTATGATGATCCGATAGATGCTTTATCTCGTTTTGCATGTATGCCACCAGATGCTACCGATGCATTTTTTAGATCAAGAGAAAAAATTGAAAAAGCTTTTCATAATCCGAATATTGCAGTAGATAAATTTGGTAGATTTGAAGATTGGTTTAAGCCAGAATCAGAAACTCAATATTTTTTGCACGTTGACTTGGCTCAAAAACACGATCATTGTGCAGTCGCCATGAGCCATGTGGCAGGATGGGTTTCAATGAAAGTTGGAGGTCAGATGAAAGATGCTGCTCCAAGAATTATTGTAGATGCTGTCAGATACTGGACGCCTACTGCTTCAAAATCAGTAGATTTTACAGAAGTAAAAGATTATATTTTAGAATTGCGTGAACGAGGATTTAATTTAAAAATGGTTACATTTGATAGATGGAATAGCCATGATATGATGCAACAATTAAATGTTCACGGAATTAAAACTGAATTATTATCAGTAGCTAAAAAACATTACGAAGATTTATCATTAGCACTTACAGAAGAAAGAATAAGTGGACCACAAATTCAACTACTTATTGATGAATTACTTCAATTAAGAATAAATAAAGATAAGATTGATCACCCACGAAAAGGTTCAAAAGACTTGTCTGATGCAGTGTGCGGGTCAATATATAATAGTATTAGTTTAACTCCTCCAGACTTGGATAAACAATTAGAAATACATACTTATGCGGGGGCCTTTGCTGATGAATTACAACAACTTAAAGAAGAATCAGATAAGCGTTTAAAAAATGTCATTAGAATGCCAGAAAAACGCATTATGCCACAAGGATTGGCAGAGTATTTAGATAAAGAAGAACAAGAATTAGAAAGGATGAATATAGATGGATTTAGAATCCTTTAACAAATATATTGTAATGCCCAAAGTTGTAGTA